AACCACCAGTATTACAATCAGCATGAAAACAATTCCAAAGTCTTTCAAATCCTGTATCAGTTACACTAAAGGTATTAATTCTATTGCATACAGGACAATCCCCACGATAACGCCCGTAAGGAACAACATATAAACTTCCCACATAATCTTTTATCCAGTTGAAGTTTGGCATTTCTCTAATTGCTCTATGATATTATCTATACAGTCTTTAATCGTGGTTTCTGTTCCATCATTGTCTTTCGGAAAAGTGTCAAACTTTGTTAGTCGTGCTTGTCTTCTTATGTCATACATATCACACAACATATCACTTATATTCATAGATTTCCCCTTTCTATATTTGTCAACAGTATAGTCACGGATAAATTTTATTGTCAACAAAATAAATAAAATAAATAATTTGACACAATTTTTAAACCATGTTATGTGTGTGTAAACCCGTTGGGAGATACACCTACTATGACTAGACCAAACAAAATACTTTCTGAAACAATGTCATACAATTTGACAATAGAAAAGAAAGATCACAAAGAGTTGAAAGAATATTCAGCTAAAGAAACAGAACGCTTTAATCAACAGATAAGCGTTGCTGACTTAATACGAACTTCTGTTAAGTTATATCTTGACGATTTAAAACAAGTTTACGAGGAAAAAAATGGAACAAGCACAAACAGAGATTGAACAAAGACAAGATGGTAACTGGATAGTTTACGCAAAGTTGTCAGCAGTAAGAATAGGATTAGAGAACAAAGAACTTGTCAAGAATGGAAACAGGATAGACTATCGTAAGTGGATAACTTGTTTTGTAGCCAAGACACAAACGGCTTGTATTGAATGGCAAAAGGATAACAAGACTAGATTAGATAGATTAAGTCAAAAGTATTCTGTAAATGTTAAACAATACAGAGAAAGCACAAGTTAAAAAACGCACTCACCCTATACTAAGAACAGTTAATTTTTTTTTTATTTGACAAACTATTTTAATTAGTTGTATAAGTTTCCCTGTGATTAATTTTTTTAATGAAAGGGGAAATGTTATGTCACCAAAATATGAGAAATGGGAAGATTGGGCATTTAAATACTATGGTCAATTAGTCGGTTATACTGTTAAAGAATTTAAGATTGAAGATAATAGTGAAGTTGATGATGGTTATACAGATGATCAATTTCCAGTTTTTGTTTTATCAAATGGGAAAGAAGAATTAAAAATTTCTGTTTCTCAAGATGAAGAGGGAAACGGAAGTGGTTTTTTATTTATAGAGAGGAATGAATAAATGAAATTAAATATGATGTATTGCAATGATTTAATTGAATTAGATAAACAAATAGAAAAGCATAAAGTAATAAAAACTTTTCAAGATGGTGTTGCTGATGCTTTGATAAGTGGGGTAAGAGATGAAGAACAAACACATCATTATTATAGTA